GTCAGTCTCATCAATCCATTTCTTTACTTTTGGAAAACCTGCATAGAAATCATCAATGATTTTCTGAGCATCTTTGATAGTGCCTCCGATAGCTTCTGCTAAAGATGCAGAGCCCATACCGTACATAATGCCCAGCATCAAACTCTTAACTCCACTTCTACGCTTCTTACCAGCAGGGTTAGGAGTTCCGTCTTCAAAATGCTCCATATTATCCCAGTATGTATTATTATGAATCTGAGTTGCAATAGTTGCATACAAATCTTTTCCTTGACGGTATGCATTCATCATGTTTTCATCCATTGCATAGTTGCTCAAAAGTCGGGGCTCCTGTTGACTAAAGTCACCGCCTACCATCACATAACCGGGTGACGGAACAAACATCAAACGAATTTCTTTATTCTTTGAGGGAATGTTTTGTAAGTTAGGGTCCGAAGAACTAAATCGACCCGTATCCGTACCAAGCTGATTAAAATGTGCATGTAATCGTCCATCTGCATCATTTACACAACCTGGTATCTTATCAATATATGTACCAACTAATTTTTCAAGTCCTCTTTTTTCTAATACTAATTTACATAATGGATTATCAATATGAACAAGAATGTCTTCACCAGTGCCTCTGGGCTTTTTCTTATCAACAACTTTTGTTCCTAGAACATCATATAATAGTATAGCAAACTGAGTCGGACTTGTTAACTCAGGTGGGTCCTTCAACTGTTCACTTTTTGATTTTGCATAAGTTAATTCGCCCTTTTTATTTTCCTTCTGTGCTTTAAAGTTTGCTTCCGGTGTTTTTCTCCATTCAGAAATCACATCGCGATACTGTTCAAGTTGTTCAGCAATTCTAATATCAACATCATCAATAAATTTATGATATTTTTTACTTAATCTACTTGCATACTCTTTATCGATGCAAACTCCTGTTAGCTCCATTTCTGCTGCAACTTCCATAACAGGCATCTCAATACCAAAGAATAATTCTTTTATTCTTTCATGCCCCGCTCTATTAAACTGTGCTTCTTGCCATTTGTATAATTCATAGGTCATGAAAGCATCAGTAGCAGCATACAAAGCAAATATTTCAGGGTCAACAACTGCATATTCAACATCTTTAAACAAGTGCTCAATTGAGTACTTTTCAATTGAAGAATCAATCTTATCTATATATTGTTCCTTCAATCCTGCCCGTTTTTCATTCTCGTCGAGAATACGAACAGCTATCATTGTATCCCAGTAACATTTCAATGCTAAACCACAAGTACATTTTATAACCTGATAATCGAACTTACCATTGTGCATGATAATCTTGATATCAGTCAACCTACTAAATTCTTCAATGATATCCTGTTCAGTAAGCTGATTTTCAAGCCTAACACGAGTAACAGGATGTATGTGATTTAGTGGTATGTAAGCATTCTTTTGACCTGGGGTATAAATACACGGGCCCATCAACTTACAAGTTATAGGGTCAAGACTATTATTTGTCTCCGTGTCGACAGCTATAACGCCATTTTGAATTGCAGCATCAATATATGCAGTTAACTCTTCTCTTGTCCTGATTACCTGAGTACGGTCTGCATATCTTCCAAGTATCTTAAGTACATTAGTCCTAATAGCCTCCAACCTAAACTCAAGTGGGAGGCTATTAGATTTCAATGCTTTTGTTACAACTTTAGTTGCATCTTTGGGGTTATTAACCTTGTTTATAACTTTCTTTGGAGGAGTTTTAGGAATAACAAACTCTTCGCCCCATAAAGACCCTGCCATCAATAATATCTAGGTCCAGGCCCATTTCCTGTGGTTGAAGGACTCTCAACCACAGGAGCAGGTGCTCCGGTTGTGTTCCATCTCTGTGGTGCTGCGCTCGGTGTACCAGTTCCCTGAGGAACATAACCACCTGTTGCTGGTGTAGGATTTACAGGAATTGCAGGCGGAACCTCCGAATAAACAGGTGCGTTTGTTTCAACTTTTGGCTGATAACTCATCTGCTGAGGTGCTGCATTTGCATTTTCATTCTGAGGTGCTGCAGGGAATGCACCAGTATTTAAGAACACATTCATATCAGCAGCAGTTTTATTCATAATCACGCTGCCAAGTGCGGAATATCCTTCAAACTTTTCTGTATTTGCAATTGGATACAGATTATCAGGATAAATTTTGGGGTTACAGTATAGAATATCATATTTTGTTTCCATACTTCCTGCAGCGCCACTTCTCTTAATCTTAAAAATTGACTGTGAAAGAGGACCATATTCATCAATAAGTACTTTAAGTCTTGATGCATAAGCAAAACTACGCTCCCAAACCACAGGTGTGATAGTCATCTGACCATTTGCATCTTTTCCATATACAAGCATATTGATATAAATTCTATTTACAATATTATTACCACTTGCACAAAGCGGACACATTTCAACAGGGTCCTTTGGACTTCTTAAACAATTTACCTTTCTGCGTTTGCCATTTACGGAAAGATTATCATGGACAGTAAAGATATTGAATGAGTCTGTACTGTCATGAAGAATTCTTACAAGCGCTTCATCTCCATCATTTCTTAGAGTAAAAAACTCAACAGAATTAAAATTACCGCCGCCCTGATTTTCAGCAGGAACAGCATCAAACGAAACTTGTGCCATTTATTTGACTCCTTTTCTTTTATTGATAATTTAATTATATGATAAATCAACTTAAAATACAACTAACAGTATTCCAAGTTGTTAATTTCTTCAAGCGTTAGATTATTTACATCCTTTTCAGGTGGCAATAGATAGTCAGTAACGATTCTATCCTTTGGCATATATTTTTTAAATCTCTCTGCACCTTTTCTACCACCCCAGTCACCATCGAAGAATAGGTTGAAAGACCTTATACCACTCTTCTTTAATAATTCATACTGCATTGGTGTACCCGTACCAAATAAGCACACTGCGGGAATTCCAAGTGACCAAAGATATAAACAATTTATCTGACTTTCACACACAGCAACTGTTTTTATGTTCTGCTGTAGTATGTAATACAATAAATAAACTGGTTTTTCGACCTTTTCAGGAATTTCAAACCTTTTAAAATTAACATATCTGCCTGTTATAAAAAGAAGACGACCTTTATCGTCTCTGACAGGAAATGTTAGCATTTGCTTTGTTGGGTCATATCCAACTTCGAACGTGTCAACAACCCACTTACTGAGTTTACGATGCCACATATAGTCATGATAGTATTCGTAGTTTTTTAAGATACTTTCGTCAAGAAATACTTTTGACTCTTGTTTCTTATCTAACTCAATAGGAGGTAGATATTGAACTTGAGACATGAAAGCCGTATCACATCTAGTTAATAACCATTCTTCTCCAAATCCAATATCTTCTTCATCAAAACAATCAGCTACAAATCTTGGTAAAGGTTCTGCATAACCACAAGTAAAACAATGAGCGAAACCATATTGAGTTTTATCGTCATCTTGTTTTGTGAATATCATGCATGAAGGATGGCGTTCCATACCATCTTTATGTCTTGGGCACGTACAAGGAATATTATCGCCCTTTGCACTACCTATATCTTTTAGTTTTCCATTAGTTAATTCGCTCTTTAATATATTAAGTATATCTTTTATTTCGGTTGTTATAACTTTATTTCCAATTGTCAAATACATTAAAATGCGTCCACGCCTTCACCTTCATATTCATCAATCAAATCAGCAACAGCTTGTGGTGACTGAACACTTTCTTCCGTTGGTATAAAAGTAAAGATACCTTTATTAAAATCAACAGCATACTGTAATTTTTTACCATTACCACTATCTCTTGCTTTTACGAGATTAAGTGTTAAAACATTATCTTTCTGTTCAAGAAAAACAATTACTGTACTATCCTGTGAAATTCTATCAGACTGAGCTACATTTGCAGTACTAGGACCATTTTCTGTTGCATCTCTATTTTGCTGAGATACCGCAATAATAGGAATCTTTTTCAATACCTGTAAATTTTTAAGGTCTCGTGAAATATTAGCTGCTTTCTCAACAGGGTTTCG